CAAGCAGCGTGGGCATTCGGCGCCATGTGTCCGTCACGGCCGCCGACACCACGCGCTGCGCTACATCCTGCCGCAAGAAACGGCTGAGATACTGCTCGTAGCGGATCGACTTGTCGTAGCCCGCCGCAGCGTACACGTCGCGGCGCTTGTTGCCAAACGTCAGTAAGCCGTACTGCTGCGCCAGATTCAGCCGGTCGCTCAGAATGCCATTTGACCGTAAAATCGCCATGTTTCATCTCACTTTCGCAACCTTGCGGCTGCCAACAAGTTTGTTGAATGCACCAGCGCTGGCGTCCACCTGGTCGGCAAATTGGCCGTTCGGGAACGCCGTCAACTCGTCAATGTACGCGCTGTTCCACGCGCCGCGCACCAAAAATACGTTCAGCGCTTCACACTGCGCCGCAAACGGCTCGGCGCGTGTTTGCTTGTCGCCGCTGACCGTCTCCTTGTGCGCGTTGAATCCGGCCAGCATCCGCACGGTGTTCTCGGCGCTTTCCTTGCCGCCGCTGCCAGGTTCCTGCTCCAGCCAGATTTCGACGCTGCCGTACTGCGCCTCGTCCGTCTCGGCGGTTTGCCGGATGATACGTTCCCTCTCCAGCGCGCTGTACTGCCCGCGCACGACATGCTCCACGTAAAAGCGCCCGTCGGCGTCGCGTGCCATCAGCACGCCCGCCGTTGCCGCACCGCCTCCGGCAGTGCCCGCTTTGTCCCAATAGCGCACGCGCTTCGCCTGGCGCGGCGCAGTGTCCACGACCTGGAACCATGAGCGCTTGAATAGCGCCCCTTCCGCCGCTGTCGGCGCTCCCTGATACTCCGCGGCGAACACCCGTTCGCCAACGTCGCTCCGGATGCTGCCAAGCGCCTGCACACTGTAGCGCCGTGGAGCGAGCGCATCGCCAGGCTGGCGGTTGAGCGGGTCGGGCAAGCCAGCGGGTAAGCCGAGCCGCTGGTTGATGTAATCTCGATCCTCTTGCGTTTCGGCCAGCGCTGGCAGGCGCAGCACTTCCCATTCGCCGCCCTGTTCCCGCAACAAACGACCCGCCAGGTCGTCTTCATGCCACCTTGTCATAATCAGCACGATTGCGCCATCTTCCCAGATGCGCGTACGGAATGTGCCGCGGTACCAGTCCCAGACACGTTCGCGGTACGTGGCCGATTGCGCCTGCTCCCAGTTCTCGAACGGATCGTCGATGATGCCGAGCCGTGCGCCGTGGCCGGTGACCGGCCCGCCAATGCCGACGGCCAGCAGCGAGCCACGCCGACCGGCGATCTGCCACCTGGCTACGGAACGGCTGTCGTTGCGCAGCGTCACCGGCTCGTCCACCGGCGACAAGTGGCCGAACAGTCGCTGAAATTCATCAGATGCGATTATGTCGCGCACCTGGCGTGACTTGCTTTCGGCGAGTGCGGCGCCGTAGGACGTAACGATCACTGGGTCGTCGGGATGTTTACCGAGCCAGAAGGCGGGCAGGCGCACGCTGACCAGTTCGCTTTTGCCGTGTTGAGGCGGTGCGAAGATCATCAGGCGGCGCAGCTTGCCAGCGACAACACGGTCGAGCGTTGCAGCGATGAGGCGGTGCACGGGGTCAGCGACGTACTGCGGGTAGGTGAAGATCGTGAAGTCAAGCAGATGGCGGCGGGCGTGACGCCGCGCCAGTACCAAGTCAGCGGCAACGGCAATTTCCAGGTCAATCCGTCTGCTGTGTAGTGTCGCCGCTACCATGTAGCCCCCGTCGCACGATGGCCTCTAACTCGGCGTCGCTTAACTCGTTGAGTTGAAGGATGCCAACACTGGCGGTAGTGATGGCTACCTGCACCCGCGTTCGACTCGATGGAGTCATCCCAAATTCGCCCAGTAACTTTACTACCTGTTCCCATGCCTTGTTCATCACTGGCAGGTACGGATTCTGGATTAGATTGCCGTTGGCCGTCTTTACTACGGTGCCCAGCTTGTCAACATGCGCCTTCGCCTCCCAGAAGCGCGCCAGCGGCACGGCCAGCAATGCCAGCGCCGTACCATCCGCCGCCGTCATTACGCCCATTTCTACCTGTAGCCTCCCCAGGCTCCGGTATACTTTGCGTTCTTCCTGCGTTAATTGCGACGGCGCGGCAGGTAATGCTGGCGTCAACTTTGGCTCTCGTTTATTTAGCGCTCTTTTCCCCGGATTCCCGCTTAATTCCTTTAGCGCCGTCGGCTTTGGTTTCCGCCCTGCCACGCCACCCCCTATATCTCATTTCGCGGATGCGCACACCGTCGAACCAATACAAAGAGCGGCGACCAGGAGTCGAACCTGGCTCTCCTGTTTGGAACAAGTGCCCGCCCTGGGCCATCGCCGCATTCATACGTTATTTTGCTCCTCTTTCGCTTTTGATGCAACTTCGCCGCGGGCGTCAATCCACTGCATGACAATCTTTGTCATCTCGAGCAGCGCCGTCGCGCTGTTGTATACCTTCGCCGCCTCCTTGAAATTGAGCAGCGTCTCGAAGAACTCTTCCCAGGCCGAGAGCGGCGCCGCATAGACCTTTCCCTTCTTCCGTGCGATCTCCTTGATCGCTTCGTCGATATATTCAATCTCATCCGGCAGGAAAAGGAGGTGGAGATCTTCCATCGGCATTTTCCCTCCGCGAATCTTATCCATATCCGCAGCGTCCAGCGCGCTCATGGCGACCTCATCCAGGCCGGTGTATTGCTTGAACTCGAGATCGATAATCTCCCGCCACAGCTCGCGCAGCGCCTGAGGGTCATCGCTTCCGATCAGCGAGTTGTGGGAAAGTTGGATGGCGATTTGCTCCGACCGCCCCATTTGGGCGTCGGTGTACAGTACGATAATCTTTTCCACCTGCGCATCACGCGCGGCGTCCACACGGTGATTGCCGGATAGTACAACCAGCTTTCCGTCCTCACGACGCCAGCAGAACGGAACCGAAGAGAGGTTCCGGTCTTTTTTGATGTTGCTGACAAGCTGCCGGTAGACTTTCGCGGGCATGTAATGGGCGTTCTTCTCCACGTGCAGCAGGTCAGCCGGGTCAACGACGGCGAGCTTATACGGGGTTACATCTCCGAGTTGCTCGTTGAGTTGCTCGACGACTTCTGCGAGTTTCGTAGAATCCATTGCAAAAAGACCTCCTGCGGCGTGTCGTTCCTGAACTGCGTTTCGTAATTGATGTACTTCTTGCCGTTCTTCTCGCCGCGTTTCGTCACCTTCAGCACGCCGCGGTACTTCATGGAGATCGGCTTGTCGGTGAACGCGGTCGTGACGACCGTGCGCGTCCTGAGCTCTCTCTTCCGCTCCAGAATTTTACACACAGTGCCGCAGGTTGCTATCGTGACGATCAGCTTGCTCAACCTGGCGTATTTTGTGCCCGCGACGGGGAAGTCAGACTGTAGATAGACTTCATCCTTTGCGCCGAAGGCTTGGCCTGGGGAGTACTCAAAGAAGCCTATCGCCAAACCGTCCGCCGTCACCGCAAAGCCCCAGGAGCCGGGCTTGTGGTCGATGTTCTTGTTGAGGAACATATCTTTGTAAGTGGCGAGCTCGGTGACCGAAATCTCCACGACCTCGATCCGCGTCCTCTCGGTCAATTCGAGGTCGTCGCTCGCCAAGAGGAGCTTTTGCTTTTGGCGGGCTCTGGGCGGGTCGATGTACGCCTGATGTTGGAGTGCGTTTCCATACAAGTATATGTCGTGCATCGCCCCGCGCCGGAAGATCATGATCGGCTTCATACCATCCAGCACCCGGTCATCGAACCAGAGGAAGCGGCGCTGCGCCATCCAGTGCAGCAACTCAGCCCGCCTATCGCTGTCCAGCGGCACGTAGGGCGGCGCAGCCCACTCAAACATAGCCTCAAGCCGGGCGTACATTCTGGCGTAGTTGTCGCCGTAGGTCGGCGCAAAACACACAAAGACCGATTGCTGCGTGTCGTGCGCCTCGAAGTGATCAAACACGTCCCCAGCCCAAAACCGCGTGACGAGCCGCTTTGGCCACTGGTCGAGGCTTTTTTCCCGTTCCTCCACCATCTGGGCGAAGTGCCGGGCATACTGGCTCCACATTCTCCGCTGGTGGGCGTTCGCCTGCTTCTCGAAGGGCAACGCCTCGGTCAGCACGTCGAGGCAGGCGAACGCCCTGGCGCCATCGCCCCACGCGTCAGAGACCCACGGCGGCGCCTCGGCGGAAACCTTCACACTCACGACCTCTCCAGACAACCACCAGCCGAGCGCGCACGAATAGAGGCTGATATCGTTGGAGAACACGCCCGCCAAGCGCACGCCCGCAAGCGCACGCTCAATCCCGTACGAACCCGAGCACCCCACGACGAGCGTTGATCCCTCTAGCGCTCGGGCTTCCGTTTTGAGATAGTCCAGGCAGTATTTCGGCAATCCTCCGACGAACACGGTCCCACCTGTTGACAATTATTGTACTATGCGGTACAATGTTAATTGCAAGCCAACACTTTCCATTTTTTAATTTCTAAGGAGGCAACATGAAAATCTATCTGCTCGGATACCAAAACATCAAGGGAGGGCACAACGATCTCGCGGCTTTGTGCCGCCGTCTTGAAGCGACCGTTATCGACATTAGGCTTAATCCTCGAAGCCGTGTTCCTCACTGGAATAAAGGTCCCCTTTCCAGAGCCGCCGACATCCCTTATCAACATTGCCCGGAGTTGGGCAATGTCAACTACAAAATCGGGGGGGAGATCAAGATACAAGATTTCAAAAAGGGGCTGACCTTCCTGCAGGGGGTCAGCGGAAACGTCATTCTCATGTGCGCGTGCCGCGACGCCTGCACCTGCCACCGGACGACAGTGGGCGCCATGCTGGAGACGGAAGGATACGAAGTCGTCGAACTTCATCCTTCGCTCCAGCAAGCTGGATTGCTGGAGTAAGACCATGTCGAACATGAACTCCTCGGCCCTGTTCACCGTGCGCGAGGCCGCCCAATACCTGGGCGTGTCGGTACGCACCATCAAGTACCACATCTACGAGTCGGGCGATCTTGCGCCCGACTTGCAAGTCGGGAAGACGCTTGTCTTCCGGCGGGAGACGTTGGATCGCTTCAAACGCTCTCGCCGTCCTGCGGGGCGCCCGCGCACCCGATAGTACCACGCCACCATTGTCCCCTGCCCGCACGTGCACGTGCGGGCATTTTTACTATAACGCAAAAACGTTCTACATTCAATGTCCCCTCACACGTCGCCGTTGAGCGCAGCGATTTGTGCGCGCAGCGCCGCCATGTCGGAGCCTGCCACCGTGACAGTGTCGCCCTTCAGCAGCCTGATGTACGCGTCGGCGGGCGAGGCGCAACGTTCACGCGGGTAGCTTGTTTGGCGTATCTCCAACGTCAGCCGGTCGTTGACGATCACTGGTTTGCATTGGTACGCCGTCGTGATGCCGCCTGCAACTGCCATGTAGTTCCTCCTTCAGTAAGTCCCAGTCGTCGAGCGATACCCACGCCGCTTTGCCGTCCGTCAGCTTGCGGCGTGCTCGCTCCAGCGAGTCGATGCGGATGTGGTAGATGTTGACTCTGCGCGCCGTGCCGTCCGGCGACACGGCCACGCACTGGACGTAGTCATCCGACGTTCTGGCCATCCTGCGCCTCCTTCGCCAGCGCCACGATCTGCGCCACGCGTGCCACAGTGACCTGGCCGGTGCCAAGCTCGAAGACGCGCCAACCCAGTGCAGTGGCGGCGTTGACTTTGTCACGGTCTGCCAGGTAGCCCTTCCCGCGCGTGTGCCGTCCGTGCGTCCACGTGCCGCCGTTAATCTCGATGGCGATCTTCGACGGCAGGTGAGCGTAATCGAAGCGCCATCTACGGGTTGGATGAAAGCGGTACTCGGTGGCGAGTTCCGGGCCGCCGCAGATGCGCCAAATACGTTCAAATTGCTGCGCCAGGCTTTCTTTTGCCACGGTTGGTGGTGGCGGTGGTGGTGGCGCAATGTCGCCGACAACCCGAAGGTCTGGGTTGCTGGCGAGAATGCGCTGCAATTCTGCTTCGGTCATGCGGCGGCCTCCTGCGGCAGGTGCTTGCGCTCGAAGGCAGCGCACGTGTCGCGCAGAAGCTGTATAGCGATAAGGGTCGGGAAATTCATAGTTGTGTGTCCTTTCTACAGTACTATATCAA